CCGCCACCCGCCGCCGCTACTGGCGCGAGGTGAGCGCCGCCACCCGCCTGAGCGGCATGCCGTGGCCTGAGGCGGAAGCGCTGGGGGTGGAGCCTCCGGCCACGGTTTCCACAAGACAGGAGGACTAAGGGATGACCAAGCTGTCGAGATGCCCGAAATGCGGTGGTGAGCCTTCGATTCGCTCATGGCTTGATGGCAATGCGTACTTCGTTCAGTGCGGCTCATGCGGGGAGTGGGACAACGGCGTGCGTCATTTGGAAGCAACACCTACCGCTGCCCTATCTCATTGGCCACAATCAGTAAAGGTGCCAGCTCCCATCGTTTCTCTTGGAGAAGGAGACTAATTCCATGGACAACAGCTTGAACACCATTGACCCCTGGGCTCATCGCTCGGAGCGAATGCGTTGCAAGTCCTGCATGTGGTTTGTACCAAAGCAGGCCGGGCAGTTCATTCACATCGGACGCTGCCGGCGCCATGCGCCCACCATGAACGGCTATCCGGTCGTGTTTGTCAACGACTGGTGCGGCGATCACAAGCTGAGCGAATCCTGGTTTGACGCCAACCCTTCCTGAAGAGGAACACACTAATGGTTATCTTCTGTGCGTACATCTACCTTGGATCCTCTGTCGCCGCCATGCTTGGACTGATAGGCATGGCAATGTCCAGGGGAGATAGAACGGGCTGGTGGGTCGTGACTGCGGGCCTTGTCTGGCCGATTGCATGGCCCGTAGCGCTTGTCTTTTTCTTGCGCCCCTTTAGTGAGAACATCTAAGCCCGCCACCGACACGCCATGACCACCGACTACCGCGCCCTGTGCGCTGAGCTGCTGCAGGCTTGGGATGACCTGCCGTGGGAATACGACTGGAAAGGCAACCCTGTCGGCCCGCTTGCCGAGATTGACGACACGCCGTTTGAACGCGCCCGCACCGCCCTGTCCCAGCCGGAGCCGGTGGGGGTGAAGCCAGCGCCTGACTACGACCGCGTGCCAGAGATAGCCACAGAAGCGCAGATCAGAGCAGCGGCGCAGTACCTCATCAAGAAACAGGGCTGTGATGGCGACCTGATCCCTGCCATCCGGTATTCCATCGCCCGCTGGGGCCGCCCCACCATCACCCCCATCCCGTTGAGCGAGCGGCTGCCGGGGCCGGAGGACTGGGATGGGGAGGGGAGGTGTTGGATGCTCGGCAAGATCGAGAGTGACTGGCGCCTGATCAGCGTCACCAATCCAGGCATCCCGAAGCTCAGCTACTGCTTCAGTCACTGGCTCCCCGCCCACGCCCTGCCGCTGCCTTCCCCTAGTGACCACCACTAGCCCCCAACTCCAAACCAACTCCAAATCTCAGCCAAATTAGAAGTTCCCCCTCTTCATGCGAACGACGACCCATGACTGCCCCTGACCTCGGCACCTGGATCCGTGACCGCCTCCCCACCGAGGCCGATGCCGACTCCCTCGGCATGGTCCGCTGGGGCCCCGACAAGCCCGGCATGCTCATGGCCTGGGACCAAGTCCGCTACAGCGAGCCCTGGACCCACTCCTCCGCCTGGCGGCCCCTCGCCGCCTACTGGGTCACCGAGCTCGTCGACCACTCCCGCACCGCGGACCACCTCGCCTACGGCACCTCCCCCGACGACGCCCGCGCCTCCTTCCTCCGCGAGTTCCCCGAGGCCTTTGTCCTCGGCATCCGCCCTGTTGCCCGCACCCATCCCGTTCCTGAATCGGCTGCTGTTCCGACCCCTTCCGACTAGGCTTGAGACCAGCAGTTCTCAGAAAAACCCAGAAGCATGCCTTCTCGTAATGACAGCACCATCGATGGGCTGCGCGAACGTGAGCGCATCGCCGTAGAGCTTCTGGCCCAAGGCAAAACCTGCAGAGAAATCTCCCGCCAGCTCGGCATCACCGAGCGCGCCCTCTACAACATCCGTCGCAAGCCCATCGTCCAGCGCGCGGTCTACGCCCGCCAGCAGGAGCTCCTCGACGAGAGCGCCGGCCAGGGCATCAACGTCGTCGGCCAGGCCGTCAGCACCCTGACCGAGATCATGAACAACCCTGAGGCTGCGGACCGCGACCGCATCGCCGCCTCCCGGGCCCTCATGCAAGGCGCCCAGACCTACCAGGAGCGCAAGCTGCTCGAGCGCACCATCGCCGACCTCGAGGCCCAGCTCTACGGCCAGACCAACGACAAGCCCCGCAACTCCTTCCCCCACGAAGACCCCGATCCCGCGGCCGACGCTCTCGACATCACCCCCGAGGACGGTGACGTCTGATGACCGCCTCCCTCTCCAGCCTCCAGCGCCGGGTCGACCGCCTCCGCATCGAGCTGGAACGCCGCAAGGCCCGGGCCGCCAACTTCGCCTCGACGGAGCGCTGCTCCCGCCTGCCCGGCGTCGAAAACTGGCCAGATTTCGCGCGCTTCACCTGGATCCGCACCGCCGGCACCGTCGCCCCCTTCAACCCTTACCCCTTTCAGGCTGATCTCGTCAGGCGCATCAACGCGGCGCCCAACACGATCATCAACAAGTCGCGCCAGATGGGCGCCTCCGAGACGGTCTGCTCCTACCTGCTCTGCCGCGCCCTCACCGAGCGCGGTTTCGCCGCGGTGGTCTTCTCCAAGACCCAGGCCGACGCCTCCGAGCTCGGCCGCCGCGTCCGCGCCATGGCCAACAGCATCCAGGGCGAATCGATCCGCTACCTGACCGACAGCAACACCCAGATCGCGATCGAGGGCCGGGGCACGCTCTATTTCCTGCCGGCCTCTCCCCGCGCCGCCCGTGGCATCCCCAGCTGCTCGGTCCTGTTCATGGACGAGGCCGCCTTCCTCGACGGCGCCGCCGAGATTTACCGCGGCGCCATGCCCACCCTCTCCATGGTCGGGGACCAGGCCAAGATCATCGTCACCAGCACGCCCGACACCGAGCTCGACTGGTTCGGCCAGCTCTGGCACCACGGCATCCCCCCTGACTGGTACGACTTCGTCCGCCACCGCGACATTCCTGCCCTGAACAAGGCCCTCGCGCGGATCAAGGACGACTGGAACCGAGTCGCCATCCACTACTCGCAGCACCCGATCTACGGCGCCGACCCCGACTGGGCGCGCAAGACTCGTGAATCTCGCCGCCTGACGCAGGCCGCTTGGGACGCCGAGTACGAGCTGGCCTTCGGTGCCACCGACACCCAGATCTACCCGAGCACGTTGGTCGCCCGCGCCACCCGCGGTCACTACCGCGAGTGCGGCTCCGTCGGCCGCTCCTACGTCATCGGTATCGACCCCAACGCCGGTGGCAACGACTACTTCGTCGCGATGGTTTTAGACATCACTGAAAAACCGTACGAAGTTGTAGGTATCTACCGCGAAAACGGCCGTAGCACCGACTACAGCCTTCGCCACATCAAAGCCCTCATCGAAGACTTCATGCCCCAGCGCGTCATCGTTGAGAAGCAGGCCATGGGCTCCGTCATCGCCGAGGCGCTGCAGCACATCCTCCCCGAGTACGCGATCGAGCTGTTCAGCACCAGCCGCCCCTCCAAGAACATTGCCACCGACCGTGTCCTCTACCTCCTCGAGCACGACGAGCTGATCTTCCCGCCCGGGCCTATCCCCGACGAGCTCCGCGCCTTCCAACAGACAGAGACCGGCGAGCGCCGCGCGGCCTCCGGGGCGCATGACGATTGTGTGATGGCGTTGAGCTTCGCCTGCTCCCTGATCCCCGAGACGCCCAACACCGCCGGCTTCTTTGCGCACATCTGAGCGCTGCGCGCTTTCGCATCTGTCTGCCCCTACGCCCCATCTTTTACCCCCGAGAACGGATCTTCGTTGCGCCAGAACGTATCTTCGTTGATCCAAACCTCATCTTTGCAAAGATGCGTTTTGGCCAAACACTTTTGCCCCAAACCCCTACGCTGTAAAGGATCCACCCCACGGAACAGTCGTGACCTCCTCTGCATTCCGAGAAATGCCGGAAGCGAGGAATGATGGTGCTCTTGTCAACGTTCTCACTGGTATGGGAACGAGCGCTAAAGACAAGAGCATTGCATCGTCGGTTGCGCCTACAGTTCTACTCTCACAGAAAGAACTAGAAGATCTCTACAACTACGCCGTACCACGTCGCTACGTCGACTGCATTGCAGATGACATCCTGCGTCATCACACCAAAATCACCCTCGGTGGCGACAAGCAGACCGACTCGCAGGATCTGATCTCCTCCTTCGAGGAGTTCCTGAAGAACACGCAATTCCACCAGGCCCTCTCCGAGGCCGTGAAGCTCCAGCGCCTCTACGGCGGCGCCGGCCTGGTCCTTCTCATCGACGATGGATTGCCGGAAGAGGAGCCCGTCGACCTCCAGCGCATCCGCGCCGTCCGCGGCTACATCCCCCTGAGCCGCCACCACCTCATACCAGAAGACTTCTCGATCACCGACTACAGCAAGCCCTCTCATTATCGCATTACAACAAGTCAGCGCATTACTCCTGACCAACAAAGCTCTTACGTCAACGTCCGCATCCACTCGTCCCGCGTCGCCCGTTTCGACGGCCTGTACCTCCCCTGGGACACACGAGTGCGGAACACCGGCTGGGGCATGAGTGTTTTGCAGCTTTTATGGGAGAGCTATAAACGCTACGAGGCCGCCATGTCCGGCCTCGAGACGATGACCGCGGACTCGGACCTCTTCGTCCACAAGATCCCGGGCCTCTTCCAGCGCATTGCTTCCGGCAACGAGACCGACCTGCGCAAGCGCCTCGAGGCCAACAGCCTCAGCCGCAGCGTCTACGGCGGCGTGGTGGTCGACACCGAGGAGGAGGTCAACTTCATCAACCGGGCCCTGGCCAACATCGCCAGCGCCACCGACCCGTTCATCAAAGACCTGCAGGCCGCCACCGGCTGGCCCGCCTCCATCCTCATGGGCGAATCGCCCGGCGGCCTCGGCAAGGAGGGCCGCTTCGAGGAGCGCGTCTGGGCCTCCATCGTCGAGCAGTGGCAGTCCGTGTACTGCCAGGGTCCGATCACCGAGGTCTTCCAGTACATCCTCGCCAGCCGCGAAGGCCCCACCCGAGGCCGTCCCCCGGAGGCCTGGAGCGTCCACTTCCCGTCCGTCTTCACCAAAACCGACGAGGAAAAGGCAGCGCTGCGTCTGCAGGTGGCCCAATCCGATGCCCAGTACATCAACCTCGGGGTGCTCAACGCTCTGGAGGTCCGGGAGTCTCGCTTCGGCGGCACAGAGTTCAGCATGGAGACCACGCTCAACGAAGCCGTCACTGAGCAGCTCGTCGCCCAGACCGACGCCCAGTTCCAGGCCCAGATGATGGGGCTCGAGGCCCAGGCCCAGGCGGCGATGAACCCGCCGCCTCCTGACGGGGGCCCAGAACAGCCGGAAGGCGACGCCGCCCAGGGCGAAGCCCCGGCGCCCGACGCCACCGCGAAGCGCGACGCCTTCGACTTCTACCAGGCCCAGGGCCTCCGCATCCGTGTCACCCACGAGGCCGGCGACGTGAAGGCCGGCTTCCTGGTCGGCCCCGACGGCCAGCGCACCGACTCTTCTACCGCGGCGCCGCTGATGATTTTCGGGCCCCACCGAGCCCGGGCCTACCGCCTGTACCGCGCTCACTTCGACCGGAACGACGAGCTTGCACATGGCCCCTACGTCGCAGGCTTCGCCTCGATGCGCGCCGCCAAGCTCGGGGTATCCCGTCTGTTCCCTCGGCAGACTGTGGCTGGACTCTCCCCTATCCCCGAGGGCGAAGTCGAAGCCCTTCGCGCTGGCTGGGAGGTGTACTGATGAGCGAGATCACTAATGACACCGCCCGCGCCGCTGCCTTCTTAGTAGCAAAGCAACGTCTTGACGCACGACGCAGCAAGAAAGGAAAAGGCCCTAAGTGCAATCCCCCAAACCGTGTATGTGGTGATCGCTGCATTCCGCCCAGCTGGAAATGCCGCGTCAAGGGTGAGGGCACTGACTCTCACTCCCGCGTCGTCGCCGGTGACCCCCTCGCCGGTGCAGCCTCAATCCAACGTGGCCAGGCCCGCCTCCGCCGAGGACTTCAGACCGGCAACCTCGCTGACATCCAAGGCGGGCGCGCCGCCATTGAACGTGGCATTGTCAAGGCCGTCCCTGGACAAAACATAAAGCAGAAGCAAAAACTGCGCAGTACGGTCAGCAAAGCTTTACTGCCCGTAGCATCTACGATCTTCGGTATCTGGGCTATTCGCCAAGGTCACGAAGGCATCAAAGTGCTGGTTCCGCAGTATCGGAGTGGGATCGGGCAACAAATCGAGCAATCAGCGAACAACGCTATCAGCTGGGGACTCGATCAAGTTCCTGTTTTCGGACCGCGCCGCATTGCTCAGCGCCGTGTCGCAGGTCTTGAGGCACAACGTCTTGGTCGTGCTGTCACACGCAGCTTCACTCGTGATCCCAGTGCATCAACAACTAATTTCAGCGCATTTACCAGAGCCAGTGATGCTCGCCGCGGCGCCTTTTCGGGCCTTGATACTCAAATCAATGCGTCCTACCAGCGTCTACAGGGTCGTTCTTACAACGATTTTCGCTCCGAATTCCTAGGTGACGTTGTTGGTGCACGGAATAGTGATGGTCAAAGCATCTACGCAGAGTTTGCCGCAGCCGATCACCTTGCACGCCGATTCAGCTTCGCGCCAGATACTGTTATCAATTCAAAAGGAATACCTAGCAGGACACAAGTCGTTAATCGTGTCAGTGCCTCTCTGATCTCTGCTCGCTCTTCCATGCGAGCCGACATGGCCACCCGAGGACTCAATCCTCGGAATATCGACGATGTCGACCGTTACGCCACCATCGCCCTGGGGAATGCAATGCCACGCATGCAGGGCTTAACGCCTGACAATCAAGCCAATGCTGAAAACAACTTTCGGGGTTTGATTCGACAAATCGTATTGCGCCCTAGCAATCTGCGTGACGAAGCGTCAACTATGAGCATCGCTGATGATATGTTTACTTCTACGCAAGAGTCCTTCAATACATACTTCAGCAATTACAGTGCAGCGATTCGGGAGAACACAGCTGCCACATCAAACGTCGTAGCTACGGGCAATACAGGCATAGAAATTCGATCTACTCTTATCGCTACAGCCAATCGAGTGAAAACAGACATCGGTCTCGGTGCTAACTACCAAATTACAGGTGGCAATCACGCCGAGCTCGTCCTTCAGAAGCTCTACTACGAGCGTGTGCAGCCCGGCAGCTTCAACGGCAACCGCCGAAGCACCTGGCTCGCCTCCCAGACCGACGAGACAGCGCGCAACCGCGGCCCCAGCGACTCGCTGCTGCGCAACGCCGCCCGGGACATGGGCTGGCAGGGCAACGACATCGACGGTGCTGTCAGTTTCCTGCAGCAGAACGGCTTCCGCCGCCTGGCCCCCCGGCCCCGCACCCGAGAGCGGCAGATCGGCTCGCAGCGTGCCAATGCCCAGCCCCTGACCGGAACCCCACGTCAACGCCGCGCCCGCCCTCCGCGCACCCGCGAGCAGATCATCCAGATGCTGGTCCGAGCCGGCCGATCCCCCGAGGCCGCTGCCAACGAGGCGGACAGCATCATCGCCCGCCGCAGCGACTCCCCCGAGTACGACCTCCCCCCGCGCGTCCGCGCCTTCCTCGAGCACCGCGCCGACCTGAAGGAGGCCAGTCGCCTGGGAAAGCCCTGTGGGGCCAGCCACATCCCCAAGACGCATGACTGCCGGAAGGGACAAGGCCCCGCTACATCCCCCCGAGAACGGCAACTGGCTGAAAAGACAGCCACACCAAAGGAAAAGGCTTATGTAAAGAAAACAGGCATGCCTATGGACACACTAAGTGTCGCGCAGGCGCAACTTGATCTGGAGAAAGATGAGAAGAAAAAAGAGAAAACGAATAAAGCCGCAAAAGTAGCAGTCGCAGCAGGCATCGTAGCTGTAGGGGTTATAGGTGTTACCGTAGCGTTCGACATAAACAGACTTAACAAAGGCTCAGGCTTACCTCAGCCTCCGAGCTTCAAGCAGACAGTATCTAAGATCAAGAAAGCGAATCAAGGATTTGACACAGGAGCAGCTCTTGATAAATACTACGAAGACATCGTCATCAAGGAAGGCTGGAAGCCTGGACAACTTGTATATACGCGCTATACAGGAGGCAAGGTGGTTATTGGGGGTAATGAAGATCACTACGGAATATACGTAGGAAAAATGGGAGGCATTCACCAGTTTGCCCACTTCGGAGGTGAAGCAAACGGTATTGGCGGTGCTTCGTTGGAAGGTACAGGCCCTGGTGGGAATTTCAGACCTTATATATTCAGCAAAGTCCCTGAGACCATGGGTGGAGGTACAGGGAAGTTTGACGAACAGCAGCTGCGCTATCGCATCGGCAAGTCGCTGCAGCAACCGATGCGCTACGACATGCTTGAAAACAACTGCGAGGCGTGGGCTCGCATGATTGTTGAAGGTACACCGCGCTCTACTCAAAGCGATCGAATTTCGGCAATATCTAAAACCCTGTACAAGCTTGACAATATGTTCGGTAAGGCAGACTTGCGAGGTGCTACTTCGATTAAGCAGGAATCCAAACGCCTAGACCTCTGGTGGAGGCGTATCAATGGTGATGTTACGGCTGCTCAAGAGCTGAACGTATTTACTGAACTGGTCAACCTCGGCAAGCGTACAGATGCTGAGGGCGAATCCAGCGGCCTGCCACCTATCGAAGCTCTACTCCCTAAAGGAATCACTGACCCCGAGGCCGTACAGCGCATCAAAATGTATCTGATGCTAGCGATCAGCTCTAGCAGCAAAGCACAACGAGAAGCCAATGCACGAAAAGATAGCTTAGCTCTTACTAAGTTTAGGGCGCGCACAACTAAGACCACTTCACCAGCCAAGAAAGGTAAGCCCTGCGGCGAGAGCTTTATTCCTAAGTCACATGAGTGCCGCCAAAAGCGCACCTCTCAAGTCGCCAAGGTCGCGTTGACTGCAGGTGCCATTGCAGCGGGTGCATACGCCTTGAAAAAAGCAAAGGTTACTGAGTTCCATACGGGTCTAGGAACCTCTGATCCGTTTGCGCCCGTGCGCAAGCGTCGATTCACTTGGATGCAGAAAAATCAAAAACCAATGTCCTCCAAAGAGATCGCAAATGTCTTTGAGGATTTGAAAGCTCAAAAAGGTGTAATCCCAAATAACGTACAGGCTTTGCAAGATTTTGTAAGAGCTAGAAACATCACGAATAATCCTGCCATTGTCTTAGGTGATATGGAGCAGGGACTCGCCAAGACCTCTATAGGAAAAGACAGTAAGAAGATAATGAAGCAAGCTGATCTAATGATTAAGCTTGGTGCATTTGATGGTTTAGCTTCTACCGCTTCAGATAGTATTTATGTACGAAGCTCTCGTAAGGATAACGCCATTCTCAACCCCGATCCCGGTGAGATGGTCGCCGCCAGCGCCCGCTTCATGGATCGACGAGCGGAAGCACAGGGAAGGCAACGTCCTAGCATGACCGAGCGTTTCAAGCGGCTGTACAGCGTTGCAAGAAATACAAGTAATGGAGATGTACACGAAGCCATTTTGCATATTCACGAGATTTCGCACAAAGTCCACTTTCAAGCGAGTCTCAACAGAGGTGGATCCGACGAGACAATTATTAGAGGTATTATTTACGATCCTGTAGACAGATCTCCGTTCCTAGACAAAGCAGTGCCGTCAAAACTAAAAAGCAACAGCACAGACTTTGATGCATTCTACAGAGATGTCCAGCAACGCAAAAAGCTTGTTGTTAATCAGCTAGAAGCCGCAGTATCAGAGTATGGACGTTCAGATGTGAGAAGTTCGCGTACTGAAACGTTTGCGGAGCTCTCAGTGCTCTACGTGACTCAAGGTTCCAGGTTTAAGCGCGAGTTTCCACTCGCTTATGCTTGGGTGGACGACATCTGGACCGAAGCGCGCCAAGCCCGTGACTGACAAAGACTTCGAAGCTGCCTACGAAAAAGCCCTGCAGTATCAGGCTGCAGGGGACGTTGATGGCATCACATCCTTGATTGAGAAGGCAGCAGCTCAAGGTGCCCCCGAGGACGCTCTGACCATGCTTGGCGCCCTGGCTGAGCGCACCATTCAGTTCCCCGGCTCTCGTGGACCTTCTTGAGCGTTACAACGCCCTACTCCGTACCACCGAGGACGGCACCATCACGCTCCTGAACCGTGTTCTCGACCAGTCCTTCAACCGCCTGGTCCGCCGCACCCGCATCCACATGCGCGCCGGCTACGCGGACCCCGCCCAGCGCAACCTGGCTCTGCTGCAAGACTTCCGGCAGCTCATCCCGGCTTACCGCCCAGACCGCATAGACGCATACGACCGGATCCTCCGCAACCTGACCGCGGATGCCAGCACCCGCGGGCTCGACGTCGCCACAGAGCTATCCCCCCGAGAGCGGATCGACGTCTCCATCCCCCTCGAGGCCACCGCCGCTGCCGCTGCCCAGGCCAAGGGCTACCTCCGCCGCCATGGCGAATCCTTCGCCACCACCTCAGCCGAGGTCGTCGCCCAGGGCATCGCCGAAGGCCGGCCCACCAACGCCCTCGTGCAGGACATGCGCCTTCGCCTCGGCGTGGTCAAATCCCGCGCTGAAACCATCGTCCGCACCGAAGCGCTGCGCGCCTACAACGACGCCTCTAATCAGTACTACGCCGCACAAGGCATAGATCTTGTTATGTGGTACGCGACCAGCGATGATCGCTCTTGCGATCTCTGTGCTCCTCGCGCCGGCACCCTCTACAAGCGCAACGAAGTGCGTGTCCCTTGTCACCCCCGCTGCCGCTGCTACCTAGCACCGTGGGACGCAGACATCGCTGCTAACGATCCCGTTTACGCCGCTCAACGTGAACGCCACCGCAAAGAGGTCGCTGCATCACTTCGCGCTAACAACATCAAACCCGTTGACCTCAACAAAGCCGCTGTCTTCGAACAATTAGCTCCAACTCCATACGCTTAGAGTTCCCCCCCCCCCCGAGGTCGGTAACATACAACTATCGCTTCACGGGCGTCTGCGCCCCATTCGCCATGCCTGCCACGCGCAAACGCCCGCCGATGGAGATGGAAGAGAAGGAAATGGAGCCCGGCGACGTCCGTGAAGGCTCTGACGACATGCCCATGTCCAAGCACTCCCGGAAGCGCGGCATGCGCGGCGCCAAGAAGACCAAGGCCCCCATGGACGCCGAATCCTGCAGCTGCGGCGCCGGCAAAGGCAAGAAATGCAGCTGCGACGGCGGCTGCGGTTCCTACAAGAAGATGGACTCTGCGCTGACCCCTCACGAATACCTCGCCGCCTGCGACATGGGAATCCAAGACCGCTCCCGTCAGTACATCCGCTCCCGCCTCGACGCCGCTGAGCGCCTCGACCTCAAGTGCGGTAATGGATCGATCTCCCCTGGTGAAAAATGCACCAAAGGAAACGCACAGCAAGGACCGTCGCGCAAAACATTAACCGGGGCCGAGACAGGAATCCTCAGCCGCCAGCGGATCAAACGTGAAGGTTATTACGGCGCCCCTGTTGGTGGTGATCCCTTTAGCCGCAAAAGTCAAGCAAAACGTGCGGCTGCTCTTAATGCCGGTGTTGGAGCTTTGGCTGGCGGTGTTGCCGGTGCTCTCTTGACAGGTAACCTAAAAGGCGCAGCTATCGGTGCAGGTATTGGTGGCGGTTATGGCGCTGTGGGAGGTGCCGCTGGTGGTGTGATCTCTGCACAAGTCAACCGCATGACTAGCCGTGCTGCGAACCGCAGTCTTCAACGCGAGAAGTTCGAAAAGCCCATCGCTGCGCGCTATTCGAGGAAGCGCGCCTCCATGAAAGCCAGTGGAGCCAGCCGTCGTCAAATTGGTGAGTACGACATGCGCACAGCCATGACCCTCGCTCGTGGCTATGACCGCATCAACGCTCGCACTCGTGGCAGGTACGGCGCTGATGCAGTTTGGGCGGACGGCTTCACCCCCCAGTACGACCAGCTCGCGATCTGACCCATGACCCTGACCCCCGCCACCCTCCGCCTCGACGCCCAGGGCCGGGCCTGCGGTCAGAGCTTCATCGCAGCCGGCCAGACCTGCCACAAGCGCGGTGCCTTCCCCAAGCGCGCCGCCCTGGCCGCCGGCCTCACCGCGGGGGCCATCGGTGGCGCCCTCGTCTTCAAAGGCAGCCGCAACGCCATCCTCGGTGCCCCTGCAGCGATCAAGCGCACTGCTCAACGTGGTGTCACCGAGGTCGTTCACCGCGCCACGGCCAAGCCCCCCTCGATGCGCCTCACTCCCGAGGCCTTCGCCCAGATCCAGCCACAGTCCAAGACCCAGCGTCTGCACGAGGCCGCCAAGACCGCGAATCGCCGCGCCGAAAAAGCCATTCAGAGAGCCGCGCAGCTCGAGGTGGAACGGGCTGGCGCCGTGGGCAGCGCCATGTACGAATCCGGCCGCGCCACCCGGGCCTCCCTGCGCAGCGGCATGCGCCGCCACAACCTCACCGTCGAGCGCCTCCGCCGCCGCTACGAACCCGGCTACCGCCGCACCCCCCGAGGCCGGACCGACAACTACATCGCCTTCTACGCCCCCACCCAGATCCAACCTCCGCTGCGCAGCGACGCCGACGACGGCAAGAAGTACACCAAGACCGTCACAAACCCCGAGACCGGCCGCAAAAACAAAGTTCGCTACGGCGCCAAGGGCTACACCATCGCTCCCGGCACCGACAAGGGGGACCGCTACTGCGCTCGCTCCTTCGGCGACATGAAGTCTCACGGCAAGGACTGCTCCGGCGCCGACCGCAATACTCCCCTCTGCCTCTCCCGCACCAAGTGGAAGTGCTCGGGTAAGACAAGCCGCCGCAGCGCCTAACACTAAATCCCCTCGATCAACTTCTGCAGCGTCAACCCATACATCTCTGCCAACACAAACAGCTTATTTAACGACACCTCAACCTCGCCCGTTTCCAACCTACTGTACGCCGCCTGACTGATACCAAGCGTCTCTGCCACCTGTCTTTGCGAAATCCCAGCCTTCTCTCTTAGCGCCCGAATCCGCATGCAAAGTGCTAACTGCCTGTGGATCGCCACCTACTTCTACACGCTGTCCGCATAAGGTTACTCCTACTCCCAAAACAACGTAATCTGGAGACGTGGAAACACGTTCTGTCCATCGCTACGACTTCGCGCCCATCACCGGGAGCGAGACCACCGAGGAGGGCTACCTCCGCGTCTGGTGTCGTGCCGCGCGCACGGGGACTCAGCTCTACCGCCGCGCCGATGGTTCCCAGGTCCGCGAATACCGGCCCCCCGAGGAAGTCAGCAACCCTGATTCCCTCTCCACGTTCGGCATGAAACCCGCAACGTGGGGCCACCCTCCGGTCCTGCTCGATGCCGCGAACACCAAGCAGTACCAAGTCGGCTACTCCGGTAGCCAAGTTCGGTACAACGACGGTTTCGTGGAAGTCGCCCTGGTCGTCACCGACCAAGACGCCATCGGCAAGATCAGGCGCAAAGACGCCACCGAAGTCTCCGCCGGCTACAAGGTCGACTTCGACCCCACCCCCGGCTTCACCCCCGAGGGCGAGGAGTACTCCGGCGTCCAGCGCAACATTCGCGTCAACCACATCGCCATCGTTCCCCGAGGCCGGGCTGGCCCCGAGGTACGTCTTCTTCTCGATCGCATGGATGCGGCCGACGCCGTCGCCATCGACCCGAGCCTGACCCCTCCCCCGGGGTCGGCGCTCCAGCCCAGTTCACCTGCATCTCCCGTCATGGCCACCGTCAAACTGGACGGCCTGGAGATCGATCTGCCCGCGGAAGCAGCCGGTGCGGTCCAGTCCTTCGCACGGGACATGGAGCGCCAGCTCACGGCTCTGACCACCGAGCGCGACAACCTCGTCGCTCGCGTCGACAGCCTCCAGGAAGATCTCGACTCCGCCACCTACGAAAAGGAAGCCGCCGAAGGCCGGGCCGACGCTCTCGAAGAGCGCCTGTCTGAGCTCGACAGCGACCCCTCCCGCATCGACACCGCCGAACTCGACCAGCTCGTGGCCGCCCGCCTGGCCACCCTCCAGAAGCTGGCCCCCGCCTTCAACGAGGACTTCAAGTTCGACGGCATCGACGACGACACCCTCTACACCGAAGCCTTCAAGAACCTCACCGGTTCCGCCCCTCGGGAAGACGCTGAGCCCGCCTACATCCAGGGCGTGGTTGAGGGCATCCTCGCCGCCCGCGCCGACTCCCCCGAGGACGAAGACGAGGAAGGCGAAGACCCCGAGGACGAGGACACCGAAGAGAGCGACGACGAGGCCCGCGGTGACAGCACCGAGAACCTCCGCGACGCCCTCCGCGGCACCCGTCAAGCGGCCAGCCCCCTCGAGACCTACCGAGCTCGGCAGGCCGATGCCTGGAAGCGTCCTCTCACCGCCACCAAGTAAGGAGATCCTTCCATGGCTGTTACTTTCACCCCCACCACGGTCAACAATCCCATCGGCGCTCAGGGTTCCTACCCCCAGCGTCAGGTTGCCGGCCACGAAGGCATGATTGCCGACCTGCAGGCCTACGTCTGCCGGTCCTACCGCAACCAATCCGGCGCCGCCATCCCCTACGGCGTCCTCGTCCAGACCGACAACTCGCCCACCAGCAACGATCCCCTCGCCATTCAGCCGGCCACCAGCGGTTCCCTCATCCAGGGCCTGGTGATCAGCTCGATGGTCGTCGAGGGCTCGGATGCCGGCATGGTCTACACCCCTGTCCCCACGCCCTTCGCCGCCGATGGCCGCATGGGCTACCCCGACAAGGAGACGGTCAACGTCGTCTCCAAGGGTGTGGTCTGGGTGTACACCACCGCTGCCATCGCCCTCGGTGATGCCGTCCGCTTCTTCAACGCGGATCACTCCGGCACCGTCACGGGCGCCTTCCTCGGCCGCTTCACCAAGACCGCCGTCGCCAACAAGACCGTCGCGATTTCTGCCGGCGCCCGCTGGCTGTCGGAGACCTCCGGCGCAGGACTCGTTCTCCTCGAGGTCGACATCCCGGCGATGACCTACACCGCCGACACCGGCACCTGATCCTGGAGCCCCTCCCATGACCACCCAAGTCCGTAACGACGACGTCGGCATCTTTCTCGCCCGCGAACTCGAGACGATCCTGTCTCGCACGTTCGAAGTCGAGTACGCCGACATCAAGTACAGCCAGCTGATCCCGATCTCCTCCGAGGTCGGCCCTGGCTCCGATTCCTTCACCTATCGAGTCTTCGATAAGCAGGGATCGATGAAGATCATCGCCGACAAGGCCAGTGATCTGCCCCGTGCTGACGTCCTCCGCAAGGAGATCACCTACCCGGTGCGCTCCCTCGGCGGCTCCTTCGCCTACACCATCCAGGAGACCCGCGCCGCGGCGATGGTCCCCAACATGAACCTCGAGCAGCGCCGGGCCAACGCCGTCCGCCGCGCCTACGAGGAGAAGGTCCAGGAGATCGCCTACTTCGGCGACTCCCCCTCCGGCATGAAGGGCTTCTTCAACAACGACCAGATCGACAAGCTGGTCCCCGACAAGTGGTTCGACACCTCCGGCGTCACCACCGACGAGATGCTGTCCCTGCTCAACGAAGCGCCCACACGCCTCGTGCAGAACAGCAACATGAAGGAGATGCCCAACACGATGCTCGTTCCCTACAACGTGTATCGCATCATCTCCACCACCCCGAGGTCGACGACCTCCGATACCACGGTGATGGAGTTCTTCCTCCGCACCAACCCGATGATCAGCTCCATTGAGCCGATCAACGAGCTGGAAGCCACCAAGAGCTTCGGTTTCCTCTCCAAGGACCGGATCATGGTCTATGACCGCAACCCGGACAAGCTCCAGCTGCACATCCCGCAGCCCCTGGAGTTCCTGCCCCCCGAGCGCCGCAACCTCGAGTTCACCGTCGCTGCTCACGCACGTATCGGTGGCCTCGCTTGGTACTACCCCAAGAGCGGCCTGGTGATGGAAAAGCCGTGACCCAACGGCTTGTACCGACCTATTCTGATCTGGTTACTACATTCACCCATTCATCATGATCGTCGTCTATCGCCCTGAACTTGAAAACCCGCCGATGGACAAAGAATGCACCATCAGCTTCACCTTTGTTGATGGCGGGGGCCTCCCCGAGTGCATTCAGGTTCCCTCCGGTGTCACCCGTGACTTCCCCGAGGACGTCTGGGACAAGATCAAGGACTACGACGTGGTCAAGAATCTCCTCAAGCTGGGCGCCCTGCGCGTCCAAGACGAGGAGCCCGAGGAAACCACCCCGGCCCCCGCGGCCCAGGCTGACTCGATCGCCGACATCCCTCTTGCCGAGGCCCTCAGCCTCGTCGAAAGCAGCTTCGACATCGCGCAGCTCCGCCGCTGGGACGCCCGTGAATCCCGGATCCGGGTGAAGAACTCGATCGCCAAACGCATCACCGCGATCACGGAGGGCAAGGCATGACCGCGCCCACCACGTCAGATTTCCTCGCTCGCTTCCCCGAGTTCGGCGAACAGTCGATCTCGGTGGTGGACGAGGCCCTGGCGGAGGCGGGCCGCTTCATCCCAGCGCTCCAGTGGGGAGATGTCCACCCCGAGGCCGTCAGCTACATGGCGGCCCACCTCCTCGCGATGCGGACCATGCAAATCGGCAATCAGGTCGGCGCCACCTCCGGCGTGCCCACCGGCAACCGGCTCGACGCCACCCTCTACGGCCAGGAGTACAAGCGACTGCTCGACAGTCGCCCCCTCTGCGGCTTCGCCTTCTGACTATGCCCATCTCGCCTGCCACCATCGCCCGCTACGCCCCCTGGGGCAACGCCGAACTGGCGTTCGCGGTCGGCGGCAGCGCAACGAGCGTGGACCCGGCCACAGGCAACGTCGTCCAGACCCCCGAGGTCGTCGAATACCTCGCGACCCTCACACTCCAGGCCCCCAACTGGCGCCCCGAGGCCGGAGCTGACTCCACGACCTACGCCTGCAAGGGGCGGCTGCTCAGTCCAGCCACCCTGGACCCGCGGATCACCAACGGTTCCCAGGCCGAGGCCACTGTCAACGGCTACCGCGGCCGATTCGAGCTGGTCTTCAACCTCTCGATGGACGCCGCTCACCGCCGCGACCTCCGCCAGGAGATCGAAGGCACCTTCCGTGTCGTCGGAGGGCCTGCCTGATGGCCCAACGCAAAGGTGACCTCAACAAAGCGCTGGATCAAGCCGTAGCTCAAGCCACCAAGCAACTTGGTACTTGGCTCGACGCACGTTTCACAGAGGAAATCTCCGCTGTGAAGTGGAAGTATCCAACGCCTCCGCAGGTTCGCGACATCGTGGACACCGGCCGCCTCAGGGCCAGCCAGACACGCGTCGTCAACAGCGACGGCAGCGTCACCTTCACCTGGCCCACCGAGTACGCCGCTCAGGTCCACGAGGGCGGAGTTTCCGACACCGGACTCCGGTTCCCCGGCCGCCCCTGGACGAAAGCCCCCCTCGAGGAGGCCCCCGCCAAGTTCGGCCAGTTCCTGCGCACCGCTCTGGAGGCGCAGCGATGACGATCTCAACGGCCTGCCCTCCGGTCACCGCTCTGCGCAGCACGCTTGAGCGCCACATCCTCGACCTGTTCGAGGCTGACGGCTCCACCCTCAAGCCCTACACCCAGTGGCCAGGCTATTACACTCTACCTAATAAAACGCGCATTCCTGCTGTCTTTGTCGTCGGCAAAGACATGGTCCCGTCCAACTGGAACATCACAGGCATCGAATGCACGATTGACGACGTTCCAGAAATCCCTGATTCCCCTTCAGTGGGATGCGTGATTTCCATGGAGACATGGCCCGTTCGTTTCACGAACTATGGCACCAAGGAAGGCACCACGATGCCGGTTTCGATGCTCGACATCCGCCGCCGCATCGCCCGAGCTTTCCCCCGAGACCGTGCGGTCTACATGCGCCGCACTGAGGTGACTTTCGAGTCCCTCACGGTGTCCATCCTCGGACCCACCATCAACCCCCCGATCCCCTGAAGGAGTCATCACCATGGCCGACTATGCCATCGGGCTCTCGTTCCACAAGTCCCATCGGACGATCGTCCGGGCTGTGGACCTGACCCCTCCCTGCCGCTATTTCGCCACCCGCGACAACGCCGGTGCGATCACACTGCCCACCCTCGACCCAGGCAGCAGCTACGTTGAGATGCAAGGCATCACCCAGGCGAGCTTCCGTATCAACGACCAGAACCAGGACTTCCGTCTGCTTGGCGACGACGGCTGGATGGACTCGGTGATCACCGGAGCTTCGGTTCAGGCCTCGGTGACCGCCTACTTCCTGAAGGACGCCGAAATTCCTGCAGGCCAGAATTGCCCTGTCTTCCAAGGCAATTACGACGAGGGTTTCGAGCTTATCCAGCGCGCTCGCTACAACAAGGACTATGAGATCTACATCGAGTTTCTCAAAGAGCTCGGTCGTAGCAACGGCGCCACCGGCAATTACATCTACGATTTCACAGGCTTCAACGCTGTCATTCAGAACTACCAGGAGCAGATGAATGCTCAGGGCCTGACCGAGATCACCTTCGACCTGATGTCCCGGGCTCGTCCGGTTTTCGGCCGCTACGACGCCGGTGCCTCGGCCATCACCTTCGGTGGTGTCCAGTCCAGCCTCCTGTTCCTGACCGCCGGCACCCGCCAGGCCGCCACGGTGCCTACGGACAACGCCACCGCCGTGGTCGTTGGCGACAACCTCACTGTCACCTACACGAGCAACGGCACGGTGGCCCTCACCCAGCTCTCCCTGGGTCAGACCGACGGCTCCGGCTTCAGCCTCGAAGTCGCCTCGTCCGGCGTCAAGGTGCCGGCCACGGTCACCCTGGCCAGCAACGTGGTCACCATCAACCCGGCCGCCGATCTCGATGCCGCCACCATCTACCGCCTGCGCGTCGCCGACGGCGCCATCGTCCAGGCCGTCGATGCCAACGGCGCCGCCTCTGCCTCCGGCGTCAAGCGCCCCATCCAGGGCTTCACCCGCACCTTCCGCACCGCCTAATCTTCCCCTGAGTACGGCAGACCCGGCCCCTTAACAGGGGCCTTTTTTATTGCAGCCATGAACCACGACTTACTTATTGATCCCATCAACACTGTCTTTGCGATCAACTGCCGAGAAGAAGGCTCCACGCTCCACTGCGGAGCCCTCTACCTCGAACCCCTGATCCAGAGCCAGTCTATACGCCTAGCGTATGGCGAGGCTAGTATTCAGGTTGAACTGCCCTTCGAGCTCGTAAACCAGCCGGACGCTTTCCGTGCATGGCAAGTCGAGCTACCTATCCGCAATGAGCAAGTACGCTTCCCTTCTCTTCGCCCCTGAGGAGTACCACGAGATCGGACCGTTTCGCTTTCCGATTTACCACGATCTCGTCCCCGGTGAATCACGAAAGATCGAGCAGCTGACCCGCAAACAGTCTAAATCGGTATTTCGCTCCATCAAGCTCGCTCAACGGATCGCTAAAGACAAAGGAATAACAACTAAAGAAGCCGTTGATCTTCTCAGCAACGCCAGTCAGACTGAAAATGAAGAGCTGTTGTATGACTACACTGACGAACTTGAAGCACTACAAGATCAAGGAGTTAATGCAGTTGAGCAGCGCGTCAGTTTTGTAACACTCTTCATGCAGTTCCGTGGTGAAGTCAAACTACCGGGCGAAGAGAACTGGAAACCCACGGACGACTGGACAGAGAGCGACACCGAGAAGATGCCAGGCAAGTTGCTCGACGAGGTCTTCAACCTGATCCTCTGGGAGCGCGATGGCTGGCCGGCCGGAGATGAAGTGGGAAACGCCCCCGAGGGCGAAGAAACGCCGACCCCACGCCGGAAGAGACCCTAAGGGAGGTCGAGCAGTATCTCCAGACCTCAGAAACCGATTGGGAGAGCATCTACGTACGCATCCGCATGTCTCAACTCGGTTCTGACTTCCCCCGAGAGCGTTTCCTTCGCACACCTATCGCGGTAATTCGGTGGGTGCTTCGTCAGATCGACGACTACGAAAAAGCTGCTGCAAACATCGCTTCAGTTACCACAGCGCAATTGACTCAAGTCGTGATTCAAGCCGCGCACAGTTTTTCACAAAGCCGCGGAGCTGGACCAACAACGAAGCCACAGCAGTTCTTACCGTTCCCTGACTGGCAGCCTGAAGGAGAGAAAAAACAACAGCTCGATCCAGCTACTAAAACGATTCTCGCAAAGCTGCTCAAAAAAGGGCAGATCCCAATTCACGTATTTGCTGCACTCACGACCTTGCCAGAGCAACCTGCGTAGTATTGAACAAGCACCGTGATCTGAGACGTGTCAGATTTCAAAGTAAAAGTCACTGCCGAAACGCAAGAAGCTGAAAAGCAGCTTCGTGAAGTTGACAAGACTGCGACTGAGGCCACTAAACCTCGGACCATTAACATTGAATTCCCAAATTACAGTGCAATTCATAAGAACTTCACCGATCTACAGAAAGATATAGGTTCAGCAGCAAATACAATCCAACAGTTTTATCGAGTTGCTGGGCAGATTCCAGGGACGCCTGTCCAGCAAATAAACGAAATGGGCTCTCAGCTCAAAAACGTTGCTCAGGCTGCCAATGAAACTAAAAACAGTATTGGTGACGCTGGTGATGTTATTAAAGGTTCATTACAAGTAGCCGGTGAAGCGGCCTCGTCTCTTGTTTCACGCCTAACAAAGATCGCGTTTGCACTGTATGTTGTCAATGAAGCTGCTCAGGCAACGCAACAGGCGTTTAGTGGACTGTTTAACGAGACCGTAGGTCGTGAAATAAAGCTTCGTGAGACAATTCTCAAAACACAAACAACACTAGCATCAACAAGTAAAGTATTTCGAAACGGCAAAGAGGTTACAGATCCCTACGAGAAGATCGTTACACTAACCGGAGAAGTTCGGAAAAACATTGACAGCATCCGAGAGCGCTCGATCGCACTGGCTGGTGTTACTTCAAATGAAGTCATCGAGGTCTTCGGTATTGTCGCCAGTCAAGTAGGTCAGATAGGTGGTGGTCTAAAAGAGGCTGAAGACCTTGCAATAAACTTCTCAGCAGCTCTGGGCACATTTGGAATCCCTTTGTACCAGGCACGTCAAGAAATTGGATCAATTTTGCGTGCTGACATAACTACTGACTCATACTTAGCTAAAGCTCTTGGAATCACAAACCAAGACATCGCAAAAGCAAAAGGTCAAGCTGGAGGTGTCGTAAAGTTTTTGGAGGAGAGGTTAGCAGCTGCGGTTGCAGGTCAACGCATCGCAGCTGAGGGCTTTGCAGGTGTAGTCTCAAATATTAAAGATCTGTCAGAGCTTATAAATCAGAACTTCGGGAAAGGTCTGTTAGACCCGATGCTAGATGGCTTGACCAAAATATTTGAGTTTTTGTTTAAGATACGAACTCAGGTTTTTGATATTGCAGAGTTGGCGGGCCGCTCAATTGGCACGACCGTACAGACTGCCGCAGGATTGATAACAAGAGCAAGTGGTGTAAGTCGAAATAACGAAAGTAGAAGTACGGAGACTCTTACTCAAGTTGACGGAGCTATTAGAAACGTAACTACAAAAATCAATAGCGCCATTTCGAGTGTCTACCTGCAGATCGCCACATTAGTTGAACGTATATCGGCGGCGTTTGCGTCGATTACAAAAGGATTGGCTAATTTAGCATTAGGTTTGTTGAGCCTAAAGATAGAACAGCTTAAATCGGTTGTTGGTGCTATTGAAGCACTGTCACCCGTACTATTGCGAGCAGCAAATGCTTTGGGTGGCTTTCTGGCGGTATGGGGTGAGTTTCTGAAACTGCCTGTAGTTCAACAGTTTACACAAATACGAGCAATCATGGGTGCTTTAGAAAGCACCGGTGTTATGCCGTTGATACGAAGTGCTACGACATTAGTTCTAGTACTAAAGGGATGGGAGAAAGGTGTTCAGTTTGTAATTACACAGTTTAATTTGCTGCGAGGGATACTAGGTGGAATTGTGGCTGGAATAGGAACGTTGTTAGTCAGTGTACAAACAGCGGGAGCAGCTCTGTTAAGTGCATGGACACCGTCGAGTGTCGCTCTACAATCGCTAAAAGCTGAGTTAGTAGCAATCGCTACTCAACTCGGAGTTGTAGGGCAAGCAGCTCAACTTGCAGGCTCTAAAATCGGAAGCCTAAACAATCAGACCGGCAGACTTGGGGGCGGTATTGTAACACTCATTGCAGGCATGATTAAGTTTCAGCTTATCATGTTTGCAGTAAGTGCAGGCATAAGCCTGATAATTGAGCGGTTCTCAGCCTGGAAGGAAGCTCAAGATCGCATCGCGAGCGAACGTCGCGTAGAGGTCGCACTACAAAGACTGGCAACGACATATAAAGACGTAGGTGAGAACGCGTCTGCTGCTGCAATACGTGCTAGAGACTTTGAGCGAGCATTAGTTGATAAACAGTACAGCCAATACATTGAGGAACTCGAAAAAGTACGCGAAAAGATAAATCAGATAAATTACGAGCTCAAACCAGGCATCCAGAGCTGGGGAGAATTTTGGAGCGCCTTAGCAGGCTCCGAATCAGGAAAGCTCGATGAAATACAAAAAGAGATCTTAAGCGGGCTAAACGCTAGGAAGAAAGAGCTCGAAGATTTCTTGAATAAGGTCGATTCGCGAACTGATGCGCAAAATCTTCAAAACAACATCCGCATCGCCGCCCAGGACCGCACCAACCTCGAGAAGGAAATCAACGGCCTCCGCCGCCAGCAGGAATCCGACCTGTTCCAGCTGCGCCAACAGCTCGCCTCCAAGGAGGTCGAAATCTTCCGCGCTGCCGGCGAGCTCCGCATCTTCCAGATGGAGCAGGCCAACAAGAAGATGCTCGAAGGCCAGGAAGGCGCCTCCGCCGCCGCCCTCGAGGCCCTCAACAACTACCTCAGCACCCGAGAGCGGGGTGAGCTCGCCATCGAAGCCGAGAAGAAGCAGCTCATCATCGAAGGCGCCAATCTACAGCGCCAGATCGAGGATTATCGCTTCGCCAACGAACAGAAGATCCAAGAGCTGAAGCGCGCCGGAGCTAAGTACGAACAAGAAGTCGCCGATTATCGGCGGCAATCGGCAGAACAGGAAGCACGCGCGCGAGCTGAGGCCCCTGCAACTCCCGGGAGTGTGAGCGCTGCCACCCCTGTGACCAACGGCTTCCGTGTCGGCAGCTCCGGCAGAAGCAGCGGACCACATCTCGACATCCGAGGACCAAACCGCGAAGCAGTCATTCGCGAGGCTCTTGCCATTATCAAATACTGGCAGACTCAGAATCTCCCATACATTCAGCTTAGTAACGCTAAGATCGATGTAAAGAACATGCGTGACGACAATGCGCTCATTGCGGCGCTGCGTAAAGAGCAGCTTGCTCATGACACCACTCGTAGGCGGCGTATCGGTCAAAGCAAAGGCGCCATTGATATTGCGGTCCCCCTCGGCACTCTTGTCCCTGCACGTACCAGTACGCCTCAGTGGGATCGCGGCGGCGGCGGATGGTCAGCGACATCCCTTGACACCGGCAACTCCCTTCTGCACGGGGCGGACAACAGCCGCGCTTCGACCGGTGGTGCCGCTCCAGCCGCGTCTACCACCACAGCCTCAACACCGACCGCACCGCTCCTCCCCCCGAGGGCGCCCACCCTCGACGCTGTTGGCGCCCCGGCCGTCGAGAAGTACGCCGACGCCGTCCGCCGCCTGTCCAGCGCCCTCGAGCGGTCCCGCGCCCTGCAGGAGGCCCTCACCAACGCTCAGACGAAGGCCGCCTTCGACGAGATCGCCAAGGCCGCCTTCCCCACGGTCGCCATCGAGGACTACGACAACCAGATCAAGCAGGCCCGCATCAACCTGGCCGGCTATCTCACCGCCATCGAAAAGAGCGCTGGCTTCGATCCCGAGCGGATGCAAGCTGAGCTCGACATGCAGGCCCAGCTCGAAATCAGCGCACGCGAGATCACCGAGATCCGCGAGCGCGCCCAGAAGGCCCTCAACCCTGCCGAATACGCCGAGCTCCAGAAGCAGCTCCTCGAGCGCGAAACCAAGTACAACGAGCAGCTCAAACAGCAAGTAAACCTGCGCAATCAACTCGTACCACTGACCCGCGCTGTTGAGCGAGTGCAAACGGCGGGACAGAACATTGAAAACCTCACCCTAGAGCTGAACAGCAACAAACAAGCGCTAGAAGCTCTATCGAAGCTAGGCGACAAAGCTTACAACCCCGATCAGATGGAGTTGTACCTGCAGTCACTGCGCGAAGCTGCCAAGATCGAAAAAGAACTTCCTGAGTTCAAAGTGCAGCTCCTTGCACTCCTTGAGCGCGAAAACAAACTCCGCGGCGAAAATCTGCAGCTCACGAAGGCCACCGAGGCCGTCCAAACCATGCAGCGGGAGAGAAACGCTCTCCCCTTCGAGCTGCAACGCGAGACCGTCCGCGTCACCGCCGATATGGCACGCTCCTTCGGCAGCGACGAGGACTTCGGTCGCCGCCGGCTGATCGACGCCGAAGTCCGCATCGCCGAGCGTCGCATCCAACTCGAACAGGACCAGACCCTTTCTGTCGAAGAAGTCACCACCGAGCTCGGGC